AAGACCCTGACCTACGCATGTCTCTATGGAAGCGGTGACGCCAACCTGGGCCGTCTCCTGGGTGGTGGTGCAAAAGAGGGTAAGGCCGCCCGCGCCCGGTTCATGGGCAACCTGCCTGCACTGGCCCGGTGCGTCAAGAACGTGAAGGCTGCGGCCACTCGTGGGTTCCTCAAGGGGATAGACGGCAGACACATCCCCGTCCGCAACCAATACAGCGCACTGAACACCCTGCTGCAATCCGATGGTGCCGTGGCGATGAAGCGATCCACCATCCGTGCAGAGGAGCTCGCAGATTCCGCCGGCCTGACTGCTGATGACTTTGGGATGGTCGGTCACATCCACGATGAAATGCAGTACGAGGCCTCACCTGAAGCTGCCCCTGTGCTTGCCGAGCTACTCCCCAAGTCCTTCGCCATGGCTGGTGAGGACCTCAACTTCAACCTACCCCTAGATGGAGAAGCCAAGATTGGAAAGAACTGGTCAGAGACTCACTAAGCCTGAGCTGGGCTACCTGGCTGGGTTCCTGGATGGCGAGGGTTCCTTCGGCTTCTACGGAAGCACGGCCAGCGTCAAGGTGTCCAACTGCTATCCCCGGGTTCTGGAGTGGATGCAGTCGATCTACGGCGGCTCCATCTACTCCGACCATGGTGCGCGATCCAGCAAGCGCCGCCTTGTCTTCCGCTGGACTGTCAGTGGTGAAGCTGCCCGACGCCTGTGCAGCGATGTCATTCCCTACCTGCAGGAGAAGGTCCGCCAGGCCGAGACCCTAATGAAGATCCACAAGTACCCACCCCGCAGTGCCATGCGCGTGCGGCTCATCAAAGAACTGAAAGACCTGAAACACATCGAGTACGCCCTATGATAGACCGAGTCCTACTTATCGACGCCGACATGCTTGTCTTCTCCGTGGCCATTGTGGAGCAGCAAGAGATTGAGTGGCAGCCGGACCAGTGGTCCTACAGCTGTGACCTGAACGTATGCAAGCAGCGGGTGGATGCCAAGATCGCCAACTGGAAGGAGCGACTGAAGGCTGACAAGGTTGTCCTGTGCTTCAGTGACCCCGATCACAACTTCAGGAAGGAAGTACTACCCAGCTACAAGTCCAACCGCAAGGGCACCAAGAAGCCTATGGGATACCTGGGCCTGGTGGGCTACTGCATGGAGACCTACCCCTCCAAGCGTTGGTCCGGTCTGGAGGGTGACGATGTCCTGGGCATCCTTCACACAACCAAGAAGAAAGGCCGCCAGTCCATCGTGCTCAGTGGGGACAAGGACTTGAGGACCGTGCCAGGCCTGCATGTGGGCATGGCTGACCCTGACCTGGCCATCGAGAAGGTGACCATCACCCAGGCCAACCTGATGTGGATGAGCCAGGTCCTGACTGGGGACGCCGTGGATGGCTACAAGGGCTGTCCAAGTGTGGGCCCTGTGGGTGCAGCTAAGGCCCTGGCTGGGTGCCGCTCCCTGGCTGCCATGTGGGCCAAGGTCGTGGAGACCTACGATGCCAAGGGGTTGACCGAGAAGGACGCCCTGGTTCAGGCCCGCGTTGCCCGCATCCTGCGGAAGGGTGACATCTTCATGGCCAGCAAGCGGGTGAAGCTGTGGAAACCCGCCAGGCGGCGCAGTGCGGTGAAGGCTTGAGCTACTCCCCCCACATTCCTGATGACTGGGACGAGACCTGTTGGTGCATCGTCATCATCGCCGCCTTCCTCCTCTACCTGAGATTCGTTCTCAATTAGATACCCTTATGGAACAACCAGAAACAAGCCCTCCGGTCCACAGGTCCCTCCTGGACAAGCTGGAAGAGGTCTACCCAGACCGTACCCCCAAGGAAGAGCACTCAGACCGCCGCATTTGGATGAATGTGGGCGCGGTCAAGGTCGTGCAGAAGATCCGCCAATGGTACGAGGACTCCCTCGATTCTGACCCCTAGAGCCACCCATGTGCAAATCCCCGAAGCTGCCCGCAGTACCTCCCCCGGCCCCGCCCCCGCCCGAGAAGGTAGCCAAGGCAGCTTCGGTCAATTCTGAGGTTCAAGCCAAGCGCAAGCAGGCGGCCCGCCTCGGCACATCCCAACTCCAGATCCCCCTCACAGTGAACGTCCCTAAGTAAATTGCAAGAGTCACAAGCCCGGGCTGTCTACACGGACCTGGAAACCCGCCGAATGGGCTTCCTTCTTCGAGGCCGCCAAGGCTCGACTCTCACAATCCCCACCTTGCTGCCCCCTGAGGGTCACCAATCGAACAGCGACTTCTCCACCCCTTACCAGGGGCTAGGGGCCAGGGGACTGCGGAACATCTCAAGTAGGTTGCTCCTGTCCCTGTTCCCGCCGAACGCTCCCTTCTTCCGGTTCGTGGTGGACGACTACGCGCTGGAGCAGGTGGCTGGATCAGCGGACGCCAAGACAGAGATCGACGAGAACCTGGTGAAGATGGAACAAGCGGTGATGGCCGAGCTGGAGACCAAGCACGTTCGCATACCCGCGTTCGAGGCCCTGAAGCACCTGGTCTGCACCGGCAACGCCCTGATGTTCCTCTCTGAGGAGGCCACGGTCCCCAAGGTCTTCCCCCTGTCCCACTACGTTGTGGAGCGGGATGGGGAGGGCAGCGTGCTGCAGATCATCACCAAGGAAGAGGTGTCCCCCTCTATGCTCCCGCCGGCCCAGCGTGCAGCCCTGAATGTGGCGATTCAGCGGGACAACACCGACCCGTCCAATACCAACAGCGTTGAGGTCTTCACCCACATTCGCCGGGAGGTTGGCGGGGACTTCTACACCAGCTACCAGGAGATTGTGGGCCAGGTGGTCAAGGGCTCTCGTGGCCGGTACCCGGCAGACTCCCTGCCCTGGTTGCCCCTACGCTTCCACCGCGTCTCTGGTGAGAGCTACGGGCGCGGCCTGGTCGAAGAGTACCTGGGAGACCTCAGGTCCCTGGAGGCCCTCACACAGGCAGCCGTGGAGGCAGCCGCAGCATCGTCCAAGGTGCTCTTCCTGGTTGACCCGGGCAGCCCCACCAAACTGTCTGACCTGGCATCCGCGCCCAATGGTGCCTTCCGCACAGGCCGTGCCGAGGATGTCACCACCGTACAGACGGACAAGCTGGCCGATCTGCGGATCACCAACGCAGTCATGGAGCGCATCGAGGAACGCCTGAGCTTCGCCTTCCTGCTGAACAGTGCAATCCAGCGGAGTGGCGAGAGGGTCACCGCTGAGGAGATCCGCTTCATGGCACAGGAGCTGGAGAACGCCCTGGGTGGCGCGTACTCCGTGCTGGCCCTGGAGATGCAGCTGCCGCTCATCAAGGTCCTTACGGCCCGCATGAGGAAGGCTGGCCGCCTGCCGGAGGTGGACAAGGACATCGTGCGTCCGTCGATCATCACAGGACTGGAGGCTCTGGGCAGAGGCAACGACTTCACCAGGCTCACCAGCTTCTTGCAAGCAGCTGCGAGCTCTGTTGGACCTGAGGCTGTCACCCAGTTTGTGGATGGCCGTGAGGTCCTGTCCCAGCTTGCCAACTCCTCAGGTCTGGACGCATCCACCCTAATGAAGAGCCAAGAACAGATCGCCCAGGAGCAAGCCGCTGCCCAGCAGCAGGCACTCGTGGGTCAATTCGGGAACCAGGCGGTAGACAAGATGGTTGCCAACGCCGAAGCAGCAAACCAACAGTGAGAGACAAATGACACAGGAAGGCATCGTGGAGACACCCATTGAACAAACACCAGCCCCCGCTGCCAGCGGAGAGAGACCGGCCTGGCTGCCTGACAAGTTCGAGACGCCCGAGAAAATGGCCGAGGCTTACTCGGCTCTTGAGACCAAGATGGGTCAAGGAGGCGATCCTCCTGCTGGCGATGATGCTGGAGCTCCTGCGGCAGAAGAGACGCCGGCACCGGCAGAAGGCCTAGAGATTCCCGCCCCCGAGCAGGGGTCCCAGGAGTTCGACTTCGCCCCCTTCTTCCAGGCCTACAACGACAACGGCTCCCTGAGCCCCGAGCAGTACGGCGAGCTCAAGGACGCGGGCTATCCCCAAGAACTGGTGGACAGCTACATCACCGGTCTCCAGGCCACCCAGAGTCAGCAGGCGAATGCTGTCTTCGAGAAGTTCGGAGGGGCCGAGGAGTACGCCAAGGTTGTCCAGTGGGCATCCAAGAACATGGACAAGTCCTGGCTGGAGAAGTTCAACGCGGATGTGTCCACGGGTGACCCCAACACAACCACGTTCGCCACCGAGGCCCTGCGCTCTGCCTACCTGGCGGCCAACGGTCAGACCCCTGAAGTTCAAGTCAGCGGCTCCTCTTCGGGACCGGGCGTGACGCCCTTCCGCAGTATGGAAGAGCTGATGACGGCCCAGAGGGATGAGCGGTACAAGTCCGGCGACCCGGCCTACCACAAGGAAGTGGAAGCCCGAATCCTCGCATCCCCTGACATCTTCTCCTGAGGAAACACAGCAGCATGAAAGCACGAAGCAAACCCGGTCCCATCGTGGACGCAGTCAAGTTTGACCCCCGCACTCCCCCTCCGATGTGCATGCCCAACCGCAAGAACATCGGCACCTGGTTGGTTATGTTGTCGGTCAAGGACGGTGAAGCCTGCGCCAGGGTGAACCCTGGGCAATACATCATCACCCCACTGGACGGCGGCATGCGTTCTGTCCTGGATGCCCGCCAGTTCCATGAGGGCTACGACATCCTGGAGGAGGACGGAGAGACCCCGGCCCCGAAGGCAGACCATCCTAGAGGAAAGGCCGCAGCTGTGGTCCGCCCCGGAGTCAGTGAGTCACCTGAGGAGCTGACTGAGAAGCCAAAGAAGAAGGCCAAGAAGAAGCCCACCGAGGAGGCAAGCTGATGAAGGTGCGCCTACTTCAATGGGTCCTCCTGGCCATCATCTCACTGGGTGCCATCGCAGGGTGCGCCACCAGCCCCCAAGCCCAAGCCCAGCTGGACGAGAATCAGCAGCGCCGTGAGGAGCTCATCGAGCAGCGCGTGGCCATGGATTCCCAGCTGGATCAGATGCGCTCCATGAATGCTGAGCTCCAAGAGAAGATCGAGGACGGCCAGGCAGTTGATGAGCAATTCCTGGACGACACTGGAGACGCCGTTGAGATGCTGACCGAGGGCCTGTTGGCTGTTCAGTCTGCACTGCAGGAGCTCTCCACGGCAGACGAGACCATCAAGACCGAGGACAAGAAAGACCAGGGCATGTTCTGGGCGCAGCTCGCAGGGGTTGCTCTAGGTGCCGGTGGTCTGAGCTCTAGGTTTGGTCCGAGTAGATCGAAGGCGGCCATCGAGGCACTGCAAGCAAAGGTGGAATATGCCGAGCGTATGCTCACCACCATGCAGGCTGGAATGTCCCAGACTCAGCAGGCACCCCCCGCCTCTCCTCCTGCTTGAGTTCGCCTCCACCGTGTAGCTCATGGTGGACGCACGCCACTTCCTGGTTCCGGCGTAAAACGAACCAGGACTTCTGGCCGTGTAGTTCAAGCGGGCGGGTCTCTGCAGAGATGTCGTCCCGGCAGAACACCCGTTTGAAATACGGGAGATGGGGCGTTCGATCCCCCCCACGGCCTCCATGCAACCAGACGCGCTGCGTCTGAGTCGCCACAGACCCTCTCTCTTCCCAGAGGACTGCGGCCCGGGTACGCCCGGACAACCCAGAGCCAACCGGCTTGACGAGCGGTGAGTGACACCAACTCCCCCTCACCCCAGTTTGAAGGAGGTGGCCAACCATGGCTGCCATTACCACGTTCCCGAGTCGCCTCGGTGACATCAACGTCGGCGCTGCAAGTGCAACTGACGAGGCTAACTTCGCCCTGTTCCTCAAGAAGTTCTCAGGCGAAGTCCTGACCAGCTTCCATGAGAACCAGGTCTTCCGTGGGCTCCACAGAGTCCGCACCATTCCGAATGGCAAGTCCGCCCAGTTCCCTGTGATCGGGACGGCCTCTGCCAACTTCCATGTCCCCGGTGAGTCCATCATCCAGAGTGATGACGGTGCCGGTGGTCCGAAGTACCTGTCCGAAGTCAAGCATGCAGAGCGCATCATCTTGGTTGACCATGCTCGTCAGTCGTCCGTCCTCGTGTCGGACATCGACGAGATGATGAACCACTACGAGACCCGTGCGACCTACGCGATGGAGCTTGGGGAAGCGTTGGCCAACAAGGCCGACACGACCTGGGCAATCGTCGCTACTCGTGCGGCTCGTGCTGCTGCCACCCTGACGGGAGGTAACGGTGGTGCTGTGTTGACGCATGACCTTGTTACCGCCACGGGCCAGACCCGAGCGGACAACTACATGACTGCCTTCTACGAGGCGGCCAAGACGTTGGACAACAAGAAGATCCCCAAGCGGGATCGCGTCATCGTTATCGACCCGGACACCTTCTACCTGCTCCTGCAGTACCGGAAGGATGACCTGATCGACACCGATCTGTCTCCCGGCAACGGCCATGTGGCCAACGCCACGCTGAAGAAGGCGGTTGGTATGGACATCGTGGTCTCCACGAACCTGCCCACCACCAACATCGTCACCAACGAAGTGGGTGCCCGAAACACCTACACGGGTGACTTCACCAAGACGAAAGCCTTGGTGCTTCAGAAGCAGGCGTTCGGTACCGTCCAGCTCCGTGGACTCACTGTTGAGTCTGGCTGGGAGCGCGAGTACCAGGCGCACCTCACCATCGCCAAGGGCGTGTGGGGTTCCGACATCTTGCGCCCCGAGTGCGCCATCGAGATCGAGGACGACGGCGTCTAGCAGTTGAGTGACCACTCGCACTTCGTGTGCGTGTGGTTGCTACTTTGCTGTGGACCTCCTGAGCACCTTCCCGCTCAGGGGGTCTGCACTTCATTCACCCAACCCCCACCCCACCGAATCCTATGGTACTAGCCCGCTCCACTGAGCTCGACGCGCTCAACACGATGCTGTCTACCATAGGTGTTCTCCCTGAGACCGGCACCACGGATCTCACAGGGGAGCCGTCGATGGCCTTGAATGTGCTGCGGGAAGTCTCCCGGGCTGTTCAAGCTGAGGGTTGGCACTTCAACACAGAGAAGGAGGTGACCATATCTCCCAGCGAGGTCGAGGGGTACATCGAGCTGGGTACCAATGTGGTTCGTGCTGACCAGACGGATGGCAAGTATTCGACCATCGATGTCTGCCAGCGGGGCGAGAAGCTCTATGACCGCAAGGCCAACTCCTTCGTGTTCACTGGTGATGTCGAGGTGACCCTAGTGGTTCTCCTTGACTGGGAGGACCTACCGGAGCCCGCCCGCGCCTACATCTTCCAGCGGGCTTCTCGAATCTTCAAGGACCGCCAGCGGGCAGACAATAAGACCCGCGAGTCCGCGCCCACCGCTGAAGAGATGCGTGCCCTGGCCACGCTCAAGCACATGGAAGGGGACACTGCGGACCACTCCATCTTCGACTCCCTGCTTCCGTGGCAGGTGCGTAACCGCGACGGGCGAGGCATCCTCTAGTGAGTCTCGTAGGCTACCCCACGCCTTCCCTCATCGGTGGCGTGTCTCAACAGCCTGATGCACTTCGCTTCGACAACCAGGCGCGTGTCTCGGACAACGCTTGGATGTCCCCGGTTGATGGCCTGGTGAAACGCTGGGCCACTGATCATGTGGGCACGTTATTGACGGGGCGCTACGAGAGGGACCCCCTGGTTCACGCGATCAACCGTGACAAGGATGAACGGTACGTCTCGCTCATCTCCTACAAGAAGGTGCGGGTCTTCGGCCTGGACGGTACGGAGCACGGGGTGTATGCCCCCGGCGGTGGCGCTGCTAACTTCAAGTACCTGAACAGCCACATCGAGCTAGACAACCAACTGACCAACTTCGAGGTGTTTGGGCCTGGTGGGTGGACGCCCGATGCAAACGCTATTGCTCCTGCAGCTAGTGGCATTGAAGACCCGTGGCGCTTCGTGGATTCGGTGGCGCTGCGAAACAAGGTGGGTCCGGCTGCCGGCGGAGTGTACGAGCACTCCACTGGTGTCTTTGAGGCTGATGGTACCTGGCAGGTGTTCTACTGCCACATGCGCGTGGAAGGTATCTCTGGTGCCTCGGACACGATGATCCTGAAGCTGGATGATCCTACAGCCGGTACCTCCGCACAGATCACCTGGGACACCACGGACGACACCTACATTGTTGCGGGCGATCCTAACGCCATCGGTGGTGTAGACATAATGAAGGACGGGGACTGGCGCAGGGTCTGGATGGCTGTCCCTTCAGGGGATGGAACCGGCGGCACAGTCAAGGCAGGCAACGCCCGCAAGTCCCAGATCATTATTGGAGACGCGGACACCAGCGAAGGAGCTCTAGCATTCGGCGCTGTCCTGCTGCCTGGTGAGCAGGCCCCGAAGGACTATGTGCCCGATGACCAGCACTACAAGGCCCTCACGGTTGCCGACTACACCTTCGTCCTGAACAACAAGAGGACGCCCGCCATAAAGGCCACCCTGTCCAACACGGACTCAGGCCTGACCAATGCGGAGTATGGGGAGACCCTGCTGTTCTGCAAGGCTGTGCTCAACTGCTGCCACTACCGACTGCGGGTTACCATGGATGACGCCACAGTCCATGACCTGGACGAGTGGACCCGTGGTGTGCGCTACATCGCAGCAGGTACAAACAACGAGGCATGTGGCTCTACGAAACCCTCCACGGCGGCCATCATCGCGGGCCTGGACACGGACATCACCACAGCTGAGGCCAACATCACCACGAAGGTCAGCACCTTCAATGATGGTGGATCTGACAACGACGACGGCGGCCCTGTCCTGTGGATGACCGGCAACGCCACCAAGGCCATCGACCAGGTGGACGCATGGACAACCAAAGGTGACCACCTGCTGGCCATTCGTGACGAGGTGGAGTCCATCACCGATCTGCCTGTCATGGGCATCCATGACTTCCGTGTGAAGGTGGCAGGGGACCAGGAGACTGGTGCTGACGACTACTATGTGAAGTTCGTGGGCAAGGATGCTGCGTCCGACCTGATTCAACAGGGCAAGTGGGAGGAGACTCTCGCCCCCGGGATCGCCTACGAGATCGACGAGGACACCATGCCGCACCAGCTGGTCCGCCAGCAGGATGATGCAGCAGGCACGGTCACCGGCACGCCCTACGAGATATACTTCGAGTTCGGCCCCGCCGCTTGGGACGACCGGAACGTGGGTGACCTGACGACCAACCCTGACCCCTCCTTCATTGGCCGGCAGATCAGCGACATCTTCTTCCACTCCAACCGCTTGGGATTCCTGGCTGACCAGAATGTGATCCTGAGCGAGGTGGGCCAATACTTCAACTTCTGGCGCACCTCAATCACCGAAGGCACCGTGGACTCTGACCGGGTGGACGTTGCGTCCAGCACCACCGATGTGGTCATCCTGGAAGATGCTGTGACCTTCGAGGATACCCTGCTCCTGTTCTCAGATCGCTCGCAGTTCCTTGTGACGGGTGAACCCTCACTCACGCCCAAGACCGCAGAGATTGTCCCCGTGTTCAACTACGAGACCTACTCTGCGGCTCCCCCCGTAGGCGTGGGCAGGGGCACCCTGATGGCCTACAAGAAGGGCCTCTTCAGTGGACTGCGAGAGATCATCCGGGCTGGTGAAGAGGACTTCCAAGACATCGACACCTCTGGCCAGATCCCTGCCTACATCAGTGGAGACATCACACGCATCGAAGGGTCGTCCCTGGAAGACGTTGCCGTGGTCCGCTCTGACGGAGACTCCAGCAAGCTCTACATCTACAAGTGGCTGTGGAACGGGAACGAGAAGGCCCAGTCGGCCTGGTTCCGCTGGGACATGGGCCTGGACGCGGACATCCTGGATGTGGCATTCATTGAGAGCGACCTCTACCTGGTCGTGCAGCGCAACGATTCCCTGTATCTGGAGAGCTCCCGCCTGTCCACCGATGTCAAGGACTCCAGCTTGGGCTGGCAGGTGCGGCTGGACCGCCGCGTACAGGACGCTGACTGCACCACCAGCTACGCCGCAGGTGTGAACCGCACAAGCGTCACGGTGCCCTATGGACTGGACAAGGCAACCATCACTGGCGAGGCCAACAAGATCCCGCTGATCGCTGTGGACGCATCCACCGGGGAGCAGATCACTCTGTCCAACCTCGTGCCCGCCACCAAGACTGTGGACCTGGAAGGGGACTATGACCTGGGCGGGGGTGGTGGAGACTTCTTCCTGGGCTTCGAGTACGAGTTCATCCACGAGTTCGGCCAGCTCTCACTGCGTGACAGCCAGGGCAAGAACGAGGTGCCGCGCCAGGGTCGTGTGTCTCTACAGGGCTGCATCCTGGACCTAGAGGACACCGGATATCTGGAAGCCCATGTCACGCTCAAGGGCAAGTCCACGAGGGTCTCCGAGTTCACGCCTGGCATCAGTGGTGACCTGGTCATCGGCCAGCTGGCCCTTGCTGACAGCGAATTCCGGTTCCCTGTCGGTGGGCGATCTGACAAGGCCACCGTGGAGCTCCGTTCAAAGTCCCCACTACCCTGCCGGATCATGTCGGCTGAGTGGCAACTGTCATTCTCTTCGCAGAGTACCCGCTTCACGGGGTAACTGTCCGGTCTCCCGAGGAGGGGGACCTGGAGTACCTGGTGGCCAACCTTCGGCAGGCCGATGTTCAAGAGGTCGAAGCATACGGTGGGACCGTGGCCGAGAGCTTGGCCGAGGGCCTGGCACCGGGACGCTCCACCTATGTGGTGACGCTGGACGACGAACCTGTCGTGGTGTTCGGTGTCGGCCCTGACCCAAGCCAGATGGATGTCGGCGTCATCTGGCTGCTGGGCACAGACAAGATGCGCTCCATCTCTCGCCTGTTCATCCGCGAGTCCAAGACCTGGTTGAAAGACTTGGGGGAACCCTACGACCTCCTGCACAACCTGACGGATGCCCGGAACAAGCTCCACCACCGATGGCTGAAGTGGTGCGGCTTTACGTTCGGGCCCCTAAAGAAAATCGGACCCCAGAAACTTCCCTTCTACCCCATCTACAAAAGGACTGACCTTGTGTGACCCCACCATGATGGCCATGATGGCCGGCGGTTCTGGCCTGGTGGACTTCATCGGCACCAACCGCATGGCCAACTACCAGGGCCGTGTTGCGGAAGTAAACAACCAGATCGCCGCCCAGGACGCCATGGCCCAATACGAGGCCACCGTGCGCCGGGAAGACCAGGAGAACCTGTCTGCAGCACAGGCCCTAGAGGAGACCCGCCGCGCATCCGCGCAGGCACAAGGGACTCTTCGGGCTGCTGCAGGCGGCACCGCAGGAACCGATGTCGGCGTGCTAATGGATGACTTCGTGGCCCAAGAGGCCAAGCACCGCGTGGCCACCAAGAGAAACCTGGACTTCCGACGTGAGGAGTTCACCGCGCAGCGAGAGGGCATCCGCCTGGGTCTCCAGAGTCGCCAGATCGCAAACACACCCCCTCCCATGCCTGACTTCTTCGGGGCTGCCCTTAGGATTGGTGTGGGTGCTGCAGATTCCTACTACCGGGCAGGTGGAGAGTAATGGCCAAGCGTGGACAGCAGCAGCCGAGGGACCTACAGAGCGCCCAGCGGATCACCCCGGTAGCCACACCCAGGGGCAACACTCCCCTAGCTTCCCTGCCCCGGGCAACCCTGACTGCAGCCCAGCAGCTCGCCCCCCTGTCTCAGACCTTGGCTGGCATCGCTGGCCATGTGCGGAAGCAGGACGAGGAGAAGAACCTGGGTCTAGGGTCTGCCGCGTTTGACAAGGTTGAGGCTGACGCACTCAAGGCCCTCCAGAAGAACCAGACAGAGTGGCGTAAGGCTGTCCAGGCGGGCGCTGCAGAACTGTCCAACCCTCACCAGCTGAAGAGCTACTGGCGGGACGCTGGGGCCCAGATGGCCGCTCACGCGCAGCGCCAGGCACAGGACCAGTGGTCCGACCTAACGTCTGTCCTGGGGGAGGATGGGATGCTGCGGGCGGACAGGTCAACCCCGGACCACTTCGCCTTGGCCGCCCAAGAAGCCGTGTCCGCTGCCTTCGAGTTCGATGGTGAGGGTCTGCCCCAAGAAGCACAGCAGGCCTTCGTTCGGTATCGCCAGCGGTTCGAGATGGACTTCGTCCCCAAGGTCACCGCGGCAGGTATCGAGGCGGCCACCAAGCACAATGATGAGCTGAAGTCTAGCCGCAACCGCCAGGCCTTTGACACTGTGTTTGAGGCTGGCAGCTACACCGAAGAGGCAGCCATCGGCCTGGTCGAGCAGGTTGAAGAGGACTTCCGCCAGGGGTTCACCTCCGCAGAGAGCCCCGGCAAAGCCCGGCACCTGTTCGCAAGCGCAGGCATCGACGCACTCCAGCAGTTCATGGAAGCAGATCAGCCTGAAGAGGGCCTGGCAGCTCTGGACTTCTTGCGCTCACTGGCACCCGGTGGGGCGCCCCTTGGAGAGGACCCGAAATACACCGGCATGTTCGAGGACCTGGAGGACCGCTTTCAGGCTGCAGAAAGCAACGTGCTCGCCAGGGAGAACAAGCGCCATAACGATGGAGTCCGTAACGCCACGGACGAGGCCTTTGAGACGCTGGGCCCCAGGGTCCGCGCTGCGGGTACGCCCTACGAGCGCAGCCAGGAGCTGGAGAAGATCGAGCGCGAGCTCACCGAGGACCAGCCGTATGGCGAGCTCAACGAGGCAGTGATCGAGCAGCTGCGGGCACGGCTCACGCCCCTCACCCGGGATATCACCCAGCACGACGACATGATGGGCCGCGAGCTGATGAAGGAGATCCACCTAGGGTCACCTGAAGAGCTGGAGCTCATGTCCGAGAAGCTGCGTGGTGCTCTCGCGGAGAACCGTATCTCAAATGAGGTCTACTCCAACCTGACCAATACGCTGAAGGAGAAGCTGTCCCTTGATCCTGTTCGGGGCTCTGCTTCGGCTAAACGTCTGGCTCAAGAGCTAAGGCTCTCGGTGAACATGGAGCACCTGGACCCCTCACTGGCCAAGGAGTTCCAGGACGAAGCACTGGTCATCTATGACGAGGCTGCGCGTCGGCTGGAGGACCTAGACGACCAGGCCGACCAGGCACCGGATCGTGAGCGGTTCCTGCAGGACCAGATGCGGGAGTTCTTGCCTGCCTACAAGGAGCGCATGGCTGCTCTAGACGAGAAGGCCACTCAGCACCAGGAGTTCATGGTGGATGTTCAAGCCGGCTGGGCCAGGGGACTGGATCAGACTCCTGCGATTGAGCAGGCCCTGCAGGACGGAAGCATCAGCCTCTCCCGCTACACCGATCTCAGGAACCAGAACAGCAAAGAAGCGGACATGGAGTCCAACTTCTTCTACCCAGGTGGCCCGGCTGACATAGCCATAAAGGGAACCATCGACACTCTGCTGTCCAGTGATAATGCAGAAGGTGTGCTGATTGAGCTTGGAATGGGCGGCTTGTCCAAGGACAGGATAACCGACGAGGGCCTTCTGATCCGCAATACGATTGAGGAGCGCGTCAGAGAGAGGATCACCGCCCGCCTGCATGAAGAGCTCCCCCAAACAGAACCGCACGCGGTCAAGGGCAAGGCCGCACAGATTGCCCGTGAGACAGCCAAGGAATTCCTGGACGAGATAGTGAAGCCCACTGCCCAGCGTGGGGCTGAGTCCTTCGATGAGGCAGACGGCCTGGGTGAGGGTTTGGCCAACGTCGCGGATCGTCAGGAAGACGACAACCTGCGAACACTACACCCGCGCCTAATCAGGGACATCCTGGCAGGGAGGGCACAGGACAACCAGCTGAACCCCATCACGGTCAAGGACTTTGGAGAGGGTCTCGCGGACTCTACAGGCCTGGCGGAAGCTGCCGCCCCCCCGGGCACCTTCATGTCCTCGTTGATCCCTAGCCAACTCTGGGAGCGCAACACGGATTACTGGAAACTGCTACGAGGCTATGTGTCTGGCGTGGACGATACACCTCGCCCGCTTCAAGCACAGAAGCTGCACAGAGCTCGATTCCTTCACGCCCAGCGAATCATGCACCTGGAAGATGTGGAGGACAGTCAGAAGCACGAGGCTGTGCTGGAGATGTATAAGCACCAGGGCCTGCAACCTGGCGACATCTTGAAGGGCTCCTTCAACGTCTCCATGTCCTCGCACCGTCTCACGCAGATATGGCTGCAGGAACGTGGCACACCTGTCACCCACCCGATCAACCCTAGGGAAATCACTGCCTCCAAGGAGGAGTTCGAGATCCCGTTCAAGCCAGCGGACATCAACCCCTATGAGGTCCCCATCTGGCAGAGCGTCCACGCCCTAGAGCTGGACCTGAGAAACGACCGCGCCTTCGTTGAGAAGGTCCTGTTGTCTACGGGCAACATCTCCAAAGCCGAGCTTCAAGATGTCATTGAGGCACAGAAGGCCGCCATCCAAATCAACTACGGACTATGAGCTACAGACCTGACCTTGTACGCAAGGACGATCAAGGCTTCCTGGCTTCTGCCGGGGACTTCCTCGCTGCCCCCTTCCGGGGGATCGAAGCTGCAGCCCAAGATATCTATGGACTAGCGGACACCCTGACGGGTGACTTCCTTCCTGACTGGGACAACCGGTTGCTGGGTGAGTCGTCCACCACTGCCGGTGCTCTGTTCGAGGGCATTACCAACTTCGCCACCGGGTTCGTCCCTGTGGTTGGCTGGGTGGGAAAGAGTGCCCGCGTGGGTCGTGTGCTTGGTGCTGGTGGCTCCTTGAATAAGGGCATCACTGCTGCACGCGCCGCAGGGAACGCCAAGAAGCTCGCAGGACTGAACGTGGCCAAGGGTGCTGTCGCGGGGGCCATCACAGACTTCGCGGTGTTTGATGGGAACGAGGAACGCCTGGCCAACCTGATCCAGTCCAGCCCCGGCCTGGCAAACCCCGTCACGGAGTTCTTGGCTGCCGACAAAGACGACCCTGAGCTCATAGGCCGGATGAAGAACGTGCTGGAGGGCGCGGCTCTTGGTGCCATGATTGACCCTCTGGTGGAGGCCCTCAGTGCTCACAAGGCTGTGCGTAAAATGCGAGCCGAGGGTAAGGGCCCACGGGAAATAGAGGATGCGCTGAACGCGCGGCCCAAGACTGTACGGTCTGCCCTCAACTACGATCCTGACCGTAGTGTGCCCGTCACGTTCAACGGGAAGGAGCCCCACGAGTGGGAGCCCCAGGAGTGGGATGAGTTTGGCCAAAGCCACGGCGTGGAGAACCTCGGCCCGCTCACTGAGGTCAAGGAGATGAAGGACGCTGGGTCTGGCAAGACCTACAGCATCCCCGGCGGCACCGAAGGCGAGTTCACCTACTATGACATGCTGTGGTTGAAGGCCAACCCGGCAGACCCCAGTGGCATGTCCAGGGAGTTCCAGTCGGAGCTCTACCAGAAGATGGCGCGGAGCACCGCACCGAAGCCTGGTGACGACCTCGAGATATTCAACCGAACGATGTTCGGGATGCTCTCACCCAACCAGCCGCTGACCAAGAATGAGCTTCAGTACGCCACCATGCGTGCCCGTACCCGGGAAGAGGTGGAAGAGCTGGCCAACATGATCCCTTGGCGTGCTGACCAGGGCCCGCTCACTGGTGACGTTTGGGACATCTCCGATGTTCAGCAGGAGATCACTTCTGCCGGCACCAGCATCAACAAGAACAAACTGCCGGCGGTCTTCTCCAAGATGGCTGACGCCTTCGGGCCAGGCACGGTGAACGCAGACATTGGTGGTGGCCGCTTTGATAACGCCACAGAGTTCCTGAAGAACAAGGGCGTGGAGAGCCACATTATTGACCCGTTCAACCGGAGCGCGTCCCACAACAAGAAGGCCATCGAGAGTGTAGCTGGAGGCCAGGCTGACACAGCCACTGTGTCCAACGTCCTGAATGTCATCGACGAGAAAGAGGCGCGTCTCTCTGTGTTGTCCCAGGCTGCCGATGCGGTCAAGCCTGGAGGCAAGGTCTACATCTCCGTCTACGAGGGAGCGGGCACCGGTAAGGGTTCCAAGACCAAGCAGGGCTTCCAACGAAACGCGAAGCTGAAAGACTATGTGGATGAGGTCAGTGAGGTGCTGGATGTTGAATCGTCCAAGAATGGTGTCATCGTCGCTACACCTCGTCCTGGTGTGCGTACCGCAGCAACCGTCACCAAAGACGAGCGCGTGGCAGCCAGCCGGTCCATCGGTGAGTTCTTCCAGCAGCAAGCTGCAGAGGCAGGTGGGTCAGGCCTCAAAGGCACCGCTGACCTGTCTGCCGTTGCTGAGTTCGCCCAGCTATGGTTGAAGGACCCTACCTGGTTCCGTAAGGCTGACGACGAGAGCTGGAACACCTACGTCCAGCGGACCATGACCCAGATCCAGGGTGTGAGTGCCAAGGCTGCCTCCTTCGCTGGTGTCTGGCAAGACCCGGTCAAGGCTGCCATCTCTGCCATCGACCGCCACATGGCTCTTCTCATTGACGAGAAGGCATGGAAGACCAAGAAGGCCCGCAAGTCCTGGGAGCAGGGCCTTGTGAAGAAGTGGAACGCCAGTGGCCAGGGCAAGAAGGTCCGTAACCTGGATGGTCTGGTGGCGCAGCCTAAGGGCGACACCTTCTTCAGTGAGTCCCTCCAGGAGTTCGTCTCGAAGCAGAGTGGTCTGAAGAAGATCAGCCGAGGGAAGCCGAACAAGAACATCCCCCAGGAGCTCCACGACGTGAAGTTCCTGACCCCACTCAAGGACGGCGAAATCCAGGTGCTCACGGACGCCTACCGCCAGGCACTGGCTGAGAACGACAGGCTGGCCGGTGAGTATGGCCTGGGCCTGTTCAACAGTCAGTGGGCTGTGTGGGACCGCATGCGCCGCCGCAACGAGCCTCACGAGGTCATGTTTCCCGGGCTCTACAAGCTACCCCGGATGTCCCAGGACCAGATCAAGCGTGCTTGGGACAACCACACGCGCCTTGGGTTCAACCGCTCTGACAAGGAGATCGCAGAGGACGCCTTCCAGGCAGGCACAACCAAACGCCTGCAGCCCACCCGCACTGGAGAGGTGGGCGAGCTCGCGTACTTCTACAACCCTGAGAGGGCGGCCAAGCCCCTACGCCAACAGGCTGACCTGCAGGCGACCGAGAACCTGGTGCCTGTGGGCGGGAGCGATCTACGGCGAGGGTTCATATCTGGACGGGAAATCAAGAAGGGGTCGGACGCAATCATTCGTCGTCTGCGCCTGGACAACAACCTAGAAGCCAAAGACGCCAGAACACGCGCAAGTAGTGGTCGAGCGGACGCAGGTGAGATCCGCGTTCAGGAGTCTGATATCAAGACTGTCTCAGACTTCATCGACCGGATTGGCCCGCGCCTGTTTGATGACGTTGGCCTGAGCATCAAGAAGAACATGCCGGGTGAGGGCCAGTTCAACTACGCCAATGGTCTGGTACACATCGCACGCAGGACTATTGAAGGTGGGACTCTGGACAGGACAATGCTCCATGAGCTGTGGCACAGCTTGGCCAGGTACGTCCCGGCGGACATGCGTGAAGCCATCGAGGCTGACTACCTGAAGGACACGACCAAGGCAGTCCAGGCTGACCCGGACTTGCTCCGTAAGATTGAAAATGGTGAGCAGCTGTCCACCGAGCAGTACCGCTATTCCTCAATCGACGAGTGGTTCGCTGAGGTGATGACCGACAAGTCCTTCACGAAGCTGGATCAGTATGACGCGGCCAGCCGGTCACTCATCGCCCACGCCCGCCTGGTGTTCAGTGAGATCATCACATCGGTCAAAGCCAAGTTCGGGTTCGCCCGCACTCAGAAGGCCCTCGACGACTTCATGCGTGGCAAGGTCACAACTCGTATTGGAGATTACGGACTAGATAGCAGGCCGGGCATCGCCTTCATGGACCCCGCCGGCCCCGCCCCGAAGAGTACCTTCCTGACGCGCCTTGGGATGGACCAGGCGCAGGCCGATGACATCATGCGGGGCGTGCGCGAGCGCGACTCCCAGGGCCTACCTTCGGACATCAACC